TTGCGTTCAGTTGCACAGGATTTGCCTGTCTACATGAGAGCAACAACTAACCCCGGAGGTCCGGGACATCAGTGGGTCAAGAAAATGTTTATTGACCCTGCACCTTATGGAAAGACTTTTGATGCCACAAATATTGAGACAGGACAGGTTCTGCAGTATCCTAGCAACCACAAAAAAGCAGGTGAAGCACTATTTAGAAGAAGATTCATACCTGCTAGGTTATCTGATAATCCGTATCTCTCAAGTCAAGGTGATTATGAAGCAATGCTTCTATCCTTACCTGAACAACAAAAGAAGCAGTTGCTTGAGGGCGATTGGGATATTAAAGAAGGTGCTGCTTTTACTGAGTTTAATAGAGATATTCATGTTGTTGAACCTTTTTCAATTCCAAGAAATTGGGTTAAGTTTAGGTCTTGTGACTATGGTTATGGTTCTTATAGTGGTGTGTTGTGGTTTGCTGTTTCTCCAGACGAGCAGATTATTGTATATAGAGAGTTGTATGTTTCTAAAGTCCTTGCCACAGATTTGGCAGATATGATACTAGAACTAGAAGCTGAAGATGGAACTATGAAGTATGGAGTCTTAGATAGCTCTCTTTGGCATAAACGTGGTGACACAGGTCCTTCTTTGGCAGAACAAATGATACAAAGAGGATGTCGTTGGAGACCATCAGATAGAAGTAAAGGCAGTCGTGTAGCAGGTAAGAACGAAATACATAGACGATTGCAGATAGATGATTTTACAGAACAACCACGAATGGTGTTTTTTAACACATGTACAAATGCTATATCACAACTACCTGCCATACCTTTAGATAAAAGAAACCCTGAAGATGTGGACACTAAGGCAGAAGATCATATTTACGATGCGTTAAGATATGGTATTATGTCAAGACCTAGATTTAGTATATTTGACTATGACCCTGTAGGTAGACCATCGCAAGGTATGCCTATAGCAGACTCAACTTTTGGATATTAAAATGGCAGAAGAAAATAATGAAATAATGATTGAAGATGATGCAATAGCATTAGAAGATACAGATGATCCTGTAATCGCTGATGCAGGTGTAAATGGCATCATACCTTTTGTTCAAGAACGATATGACAGAGCAGAAGATTACAGAAGAAATGATGAAGAACGATGGTTACGTTCATATACAAATTACAGGGGGATATACGGAAGTGATGTTCAATTTACTGAAGCAGAAAAGTCTAGAGTATTTATCAAAGTTACCAAAACCAAAACTCTCGCAGCTTACGGACAAATTGTTGACGTATTATTTGCAGGTAACAAATTTCCTATTAGCGTTGAGCCAACGATTTTACCCGAAGGTGTACTTAAAGATGTTAGCTTTGATCCGAAAGAGCCTGAAGAGTTGCGTGGCAGGGGTCAAGAAACTTCTCCGTATGGCTTTGAAGGTGATGGACAAGATTTTCCAAAAGGTGCTACCGAAAAAAGTTTACTTGAAGGTCTTGGACCTCTTCAAGAAAAACTAGAAGGTATTGAAGGATTAAAAGGTGAAACAGGTAAAACTCCCACATCAATAACATTTAGTCCATCTATGGTGGCTGCGAAAAATATGGAGCAAAAGATAATGGATCAGCTTCAAGAGTCAGGTGCTACTAAGCAATTAAGAAGCACTGCTTTTGAAATGTCCTTGTTTGGTACAGGGGTTATGAAGGGTCCTTTTGCTATAGATAAAGAATATCCTAATTGGGATGATGAGGGTGAATACAATCCTAAATTTAAAACAGTTCCTTCCACATCACATGTATCTGTTTGGAACTTTTATCCTGATCCTGATGCTAATAACATGGATGAAGCACAGTATGTTATTGAGAGACACAAGATGTCTAGATCACAACTGCGTTCACTAAAAAAGAGACCTTACTTTAGATCAAGCGTTATAGATCAAGTAGTTGAGTCAGGAGAATCTTATGTTAAAAAGTATTGGGAAGATGACTTGTCTGACTACGCACCTGAACATGGTGTATATCGCTTTGAGGTATTAGAATATTGGGGTATGTGTGACACACAACTTCTAGTAGATAATGAAGTAGAGATACCTGATGAGTTAAAAGACTTTGATGAGTTACAAGCTAATATATGGATTTGCGATGGTAAATTAATAAGAATGGTTCTTAATCCTTTCAAACCTGCAAAGATACCATATATGGCAGTTCCTTATGAGCTAAATCCGTACTCTTTCTTTGGTGTAGGTATAGCAGAAAATATGGATGACACACAAACTTTAATGAATGGTTTTATGAGAATGGCAGTAGATAATGCAGTATTATCAGGAAACCTGCTCATAGAAGTAGATGAAACTAATTTAGTTCCGGGACAAGACTTATCTGTGTATCCGGGTAAAGTGTTTAGAAGACAGGGTGGTGCTCCGGGACAGGCTATATTTGGCACTAAGTTCCCAAACGTATCAAATGAAAACATACAGTTATTTGATAAAGCTAGACAATTAGCAGATGAAAGTACAGGATTACCATCATTTGCTCATGGTCAAACAGGAGTGACAGGGGTGGGTAGAACTGCTTCAGGTATATCAATGCTTATGAATGCAGCTTCAGGAAGCATTAAGACTGTTATAAAAAATGTAGATGACTATTTACTGCGACCATTAGCAGAGGGTTTCTTTAGATTTAATATGCAGTTTGACTTTAGTCCTGAAATAAAAGGGGACTTAGAAGTTAAAGCTAGAGGCACAGAAAGTCTAATGGCAAACGAAGTTAGGTCACAGAGATTGATGCAATTCTTGCAAGTATCATCTAATCCTGCATTAGCACCTTTTGCAAAGTTTCAGTATATCATACGTGAGATAGCAAAATCTATGGACTTAGACCCTGATAAAGTTACCAACAATATGGATGAGGCAGCAATTCAGGCAGAGCTTATGAAAGAATTTCAAGCTCCTGCACCTGAAGGACAACCTCAACAACCACCTGCAGGAGCAGACCCAAGTGATCCTACAGGAGCAGGTGGAGCAACTATAGGAACAGGTCAAGCACCTATTCCGGGTGAACAAGGATTTACAGGAGTACCTCAAGATAGTGGACAAGCAAATACTCAACAAGCTCAAGCCGATGGTGGGCAACAACCACCAATGGGAGGCATTCAGTAATTATGTTGATGCTCTAGTTGGGCAACATCATAAAATATTAGAACAAGCAGATAATGATATTATCATGTATCGTTCTCAAGGTGCAGTAGCATCTTTGAAGAAACTTAAATTACTTAGGGATGAAGTTTTAAAGAATGTCAGTTGAAACTAGAAGAAAAGAAAGAGAGCCTAAAACGGAGACTGAAAAGGCTCTGATGGCTCAAAAGACAAAAGAAGGTTTACAGGGTTTAGCAATAGGTCCTGTAACAGGTCTTCTTGGTCTACCTTCTGATATAATAGATTTAGCAGACATGGCAAACGATGCTATAGCTAAATATGGTGCAGATACAACTATCGCACAATTCTCAAAGTTAATAAAGCCACAGTTAGATGCAGTGCAAGAAAAGTATGGTAGAGATGCTTTTGATAAAGGATTCACAGAATTAACAGGTATAAAATCTGATCCAACTAGACCTGCACAGTTTTTAGGTGAATTAGTATCTTTAGGGGGTGTAGCTAAAACAGGTGTAAAAGGTGCTAAACTAGTTGGTGAAACTATATCCGATACCTACAAAGGTGCTAAAAAGTTATTTGAAGATTCTACTCTGCCACCACCTGATAATTTAGCAGCACAAACTGTAGGTGCAACCAAACCTGTAGATCAACTTGAGCAAACAAAAAAACTGTTAGATAAAGAAAAAGCAATAACTACAGAAGCACCTAATATTATACCACCTGACGAATTTATAAATGCTCCTAAAACAACTAGAATGAGCATGGCAGGAAATAGAACTCCTACAGGTAAGCAACAGATTACAAAGTATAGGGAGTTAGATAAAACAAAAAAATATAATCCTGATGAACTATTTGAAATGACAGGTGTGTATAAAGGATCAGATGGTGAGTTTAGATGGGAAATAGATACTACAGATGCAGAGTTAAAAGGTCTTAATATAATAAAAAATGCAAAAGATGGAGATGCTGTAGCTCTTTCTAGTATATTAAAGTTTGACAGATTATATCAAGAATATTTTGAGCCTTTAAAAGTTAGAAAATTATTATCTAGATATAACTATAAACCTATGAAAAATGTATCTGTTGTACTACGAAAAGGGACAGATGAAGATGGAAGGGCATTAGCTGCTTACACTCCATCTAGTGATGTGATAACTTTATACACAGACAGAATATATAATGCTACACTTGATGCTGCAAATAAGGCTCAAGATTTTAAAAATATAGATAAACTATACGAGTATCAACTAGAAAGCACGTTACTTCACGAAATACAACATGCTATTCAAGGAAGAGAAGGATTTACAAGAGGTAGTGCTACACAAAATTTTATACGTTCTGGTTATGAACAAGATATAAAAACTAATAATGAATTATTGGATCAGTCTTACTTTCGGTTTTTTAATGAATTTGAATCTGAAAATGCATTAACAGGTTTATCAGGTAGAGATAGATTAGATAAAGTATCTAACTATGTTAAACTAGCATTTGAAGAAAATCCTAACCTTAGTGATGGTGCTATAAATTCTATAATTAAAGCAGAGATTAGAAACTTAGATAGAGCAGGTGTAGGTTTATCAAGCGTAAAAAAAGAGCAAGTTCTTAGGTCTTACTTTTCAAATATTCAACGTCATTATAAAAACAAAAAAATATTAGATGATGAATATGACACTGCTTATAAAAGCTACAGAGATGTATATGGCGAAAAAGAGGCGAATCTTGTACAAAAAAGATTTGAGGAAAGGCGTAATTTAAGAGCATTAATGTCTATGGATACAGGACAAGCAACAAAGTCTGACATAGAAAAAGTGCAAAAAGAAATGCGTCAAAAATCACCCCCGTCTGACATGATGGGATTGACTCGTTCAGAACGAGAAAGACAAGATGTTTTAGCAAGAACTGACCCCATAACAGGTAAGGTTAAGCGTAAAGTATCTATAAAAAATTTAGCAAAAGGTGGAGACATGAAAAAACAAATGGACTTATTTCAAGAAGGTGGACTCAAAGATGAAGGTGGTACAGTAGACCCTGTATCAGGAAACGATGTTCCACCGGGTTCTACACAAGAAGAAGTGAGAGATGACATACCTGCACAGTTAAGTGAAGGAGAGTTCGTGTTTCCTGCAGACGTAGTGAGATTCATAGGTCTTGAAAAGTTGATGACGTTAAGACAGGAAGCTAAAGCAGGACTCAAGCGTATGGAAGAGATGGGTCAGATGGGTAACAGTGATGAAGCCACCTTACCTGATGACATGCCTTTTACTATAGATGACCTTGACATGGAAGACGAACAGGAGTATAATCAAGGTGGAGTTGTACGGGCACAAGCAGGAACATTTGTAGCTCCGGGAGCAGGTATAACGACAACACCTTCTCAGTTTACAGGACAAGCATTACCATCTGCAACGAATATACCTAATTATGTAGCACCTAACATACCACCCCCTGCACCTGCACCTCTAGGTGGATTCAGACCTTTAACAACGTCTGCACAAACAGGGCAACAGAATATGGGAACAACACCTACCTTTCAGACATTGATAGGCAGAAGACCCGGACAGTATGACGAATTTCGTGAATATGTTAACGAAGCAGGTATGAAGCTACAGATACCATTCAAAGATGGACAACCTATATATCCAATACCTGAAGGTTATACCTTTGTAGACCCTGAAGAAGAAAAAGTGGTAGACCCTAAAGTTACAGATGTAAAACCACAAACAACTAGAGTTACAGAAGAAAGTGGCGATGATGGTGGAGATGGAAGTAAAACATCTGCAGTTGATTTAACAGGTGCTCCTCTATCTTACAAATCTATATTTGATATGGATAAACTAGATACTGCATTAAAGGACATTGCCTTTGGACAGTTGAACCTATTTGATTTAAAAGGTGCAACTATGAGAGGTATAACAGGTAATGTAGATATTAATAATGTGACACTAGAGTTTCAAAAAGAGGTTATGGGTAAATTTAAAGATAATCTGGTGAATAAATACGGACAAAATTTTAATTTAGCTAGTATGAATGATATTGAAAGAAATAGTTTAGCAGAATCTCTTAATAAATCATCTGACATGGTTAAAAACGTATTAACAGATTCAAAT